TCAGTCCGTCCTCCTTTACCTCCCGGCGACCAGCAGGTCGTAGAGCTTAGCCTTCAGTTGGATGACTTCGGCCTCGGCGGCCTCAGCACGACGCTGGGCCTCTCCAGCGGCGGTCGCTTCTTCATCACATCTCTGGCCATTCCAGCGGGCGGTCTCCTGGACTTGCTTCAGCTGATCCTTCAGCTTTGCAATCTCGGCGTCCTTTTCCTCGGCGACCGCATGGGCAGCAGCATGGGCGACCTCGTAGTCCTTCACGGCCTCGGACAGCTTGCCCTCCAGTTCTGCGACGCGCTTCTCAGCGTTGCGGGCGCGGTCAGCCATGGAGCAGGCCCAGTCGTTGTCGATGTTCTCAGCGGCCAGGTCGAAGCAGCCCTCGAAGGCGGTGGCCAGGTAGGAGTCCGGGCCCAGCTGCTCGACCATCTTCCGGATCTTCTCCAGGGTGTCGCGCTCCTGTTGTTTGGTGGCCGGGGTGTTGGTGCTGGCCAGCTCTATGCTGATGATGGTGGCCGTGCTGTGACGGTAGCACTCGCCGAAGTCTTTGCGGGCCTGGCGCTCGTTGATGGCGGTGAAGTGGTCGGTGCCCTGGGTCCCGTTTTCGCGGGTAAAAATAATCTTGTAGGTGTTCATTGTGTGCCCTCCTTGCCGGTACTGTTTACCGTCGTTCTCTTTGATGTAAACTAATAGTTTACATTGACTATAATAAACTCTTAGTTTATAATTGTCAAGAGGAAAATAAACATTTTTTAGGGGGACAGAATTATGGAGTTTTCTCAGATTGTGAAATCTTTAAGATTAGAGCGTGGCTGGTCCCAGCAGGAGGTGGCCGACCGCGCTGGATTGAATAAAATGACCATTTCCCAGTATGAGAACGGAAAGCGCAAGCCGAGCTTCGAGGTGATCGAGGCCCTGGCCGAGATCTTCCATGTCGATATGAACTACCTGCTGGGATATACTGATAAGATTGAGAAGCCGGCAGGCGATGAAACGGACCCCGCCGCTAATAAGTTTCTGGCCGTAACTCTGGCCGAGATCGACCTGATCGAAGCATACCGGCACGCCGGAGCTGAGACCCAGGCAGCGATCAGAGCGATCCTGCACATTTAACGGGAGGACCCCGGGAAGGGAGGACGGTGCCATGCGCGGCGTCATTTATGCGAGATATTCACCAGGCCCGCACCAGACGGAGCAGTCCATCGAGGGCCAGGTTGCCGACTGCCAGCAGTATGCTGAGGAGCACGGCATTGACATCATAGAAATATATGCAGACCGGCACGTCTCTGGCAAGAGCGTCGTCGGCCGTGACGAGTTCCAGCGGATGTTACGAGACGCGGAGAAGGGCCGCTTCGACTGCGTCCTGGTGTGGAAGATCGACCGCTTCGGTCGGGATCGCCAGGACATTGCTATGGGAAAAATGGCCTTGAAGCGGGCGGGTGTCAAGCTGATGTACGCCAGGGAGAGCGTCCCGGAGGGCCCGGAGGGGATCATCCTGGAGAGCGTACTGGAGGGCCTGGCCGAGTATTACTCCGCCGATCTCCGCCAGAAGGTCATCAGAGGCATGAAGGAGACCGCGAAGAAGGGTCAGTATTGCGGCCAGTCTCTGCCGATAGGGTATAAAGTAGACGCCGAGCGCCACATCGTCGTGGATGAGCGCGAGGCGGCAGTTGTCCGGGAGGCGTTCAAGCTCCACATCGCTGGCGGCCAGATCCGGGACATCGTCCAGCTGTTCGCTGACCGTGGGATCATGGGCCGGCGCGGGAAGCCGGTCTCCAATGCGGTCGTCTATCGTATGCTGCGGAATGAGAAGTACCTGGGCGAGTTCTACATCCAGGACGTGAAGCTGAACGTGGAACCGATCATCGACCAGGCGACCTTCCTGGAAGCTGCCCGGCACTTTAAGACGAGCCGCAACAATGCGGCAGGGAGGGCGAAGGTGAACTATTTGCTGAGCTGTAAAATGTTCTGCGGGTATTGCGGCTCGATGATCAGCGCAGAGGCCGGCACCGGGAAGCTGGGGAAAGTGTACCGATATTACAAGTGCGGGGACAAAAAGCGCGGGAAGAAGTGCGAGCTGAAGCCGTTCCCGAAGGACCACCTGGAGGATGCGATCATCTTGGCCACGGTGAACGATATGCTGACCGATGAGATGATCGAGAAGCTGACCGTCCGGATCCTGGAAGTCCAGGAACAGGAAAACGCCGACGATCCCGTGGTGGGATTGCGTCGGCGTCTTGACTCAAATAAAAAGCGCCAGCGGAACTTGCTGGACGCGATAGAAGAAGGCGGGGCCCGTGGCCTGGTCTCTCGTTTGGCTGCCCTGGAGGAAGAGGAGGAGCAGCTGGTGCTGGAGATCCAGCGGGCAGAAATAAAAAGGCCCCGACTCACCCATGAGGTGGTCGAGGCCTGGCTGCGCTCCTTCCGCGTCGGAGACGTCACGGATGACGACTTCCGCGCTCGGTTAGTTGACACGTTCATCGCCCGAGTCGAGCTCCGCAACGATGAGGCGCTGATATTTTACAATATCCGAGAAAAGGGCCCGCACTCACGTGTTCGAGTACGGCCCGAATGGTGGAGCTGAGGGGAGTCGAACCCCTGTCCGAAAGCGCTTTAACAAGACCTTCTCCGGGCGCAGGACAGATTCAGGATTCCCGCCCCGTGCAGGCACTGCCCAGACTGCACGGCTTGGTAGAGTCATGATGCATGGGCGGGGCAACTCTTACCCGCCGCACGTCCGCCACATCAACGACGCCTTCCCCGGCCTGTGGCCTCTCCGGTTCAGACGGCTGCCTTTAGTTAGGCAGCGACAGCAATACGATTGTTGTCAGTTAATTTTTAAGTTGCCCGTTTTATGGCGGTCAGGCGCCGCCGCCCGCTTATCCAGCCTCCACACCCTCGTCGAAACCGGTGCAGCCCCGTATCGAAGTATGGGAAAAGACTGTATATTTCTACCGTTCCGGGTGAGGTCGCCCCCACCCGGACGGTTATTTCCTTAGCTGTGGAAGGGGTCCGGCAGCTTCTCCGGCTCCGGGTACTCCACACCTTGGGTATCCACGGTGACGGACTTCATCACCTGCGGCTTCTTGGGCTTGTTGGTCAGCATATTCCGGGGCTGGGAGGCGATCTCATCCACCACGTCCATACCGTCGATGACCATGCCGAAGGCGGCGTACTGTCCATCCAGATGGGGGGAGTCCTTGTGCATGATGAAGAACTGGCTGCCGGCGGAGTCCATATCCTGCGCACGGGCCATGCTCAGCACACCACGGGTGTGGCGCAGGTCGTTGCGGATGCCGTTGGCCTCGAACTCACCCTTGATACAGTAGCCGGGGCCGCCCATACCGGTGCCGTCGGGGCAGCCGCCCTGGATCATGAAGCCGTAGATGCAGCGGTGGAAGATCAGGCCGTTATAGAAACCGGCGTTGGCGAGGGAGATAAAATTCCGCACGCTCTGAGGAGCGATGTCGGGGTACAGCTCCGCCACGATCTTCTTGCCATTTTCCATTTCGATGGTCACAATAGGGTTGCTCATATCCATTCTCCTTTTTATCAGGCGTCAGCGGTTCTTTTCCCGCATGGCACGGTCCATCTCCCGTTTGGCGTCCCGTTTGGCGATGGCGTCCCGCTTGTCGTAGTTTTTCTTACCCTTGCACAGCCCCAGCTCCACCTTTACCCGACTGTCCTTGAAATACAGGCTCAGAGGGATCAGGGCATACCCGTCCTGCTTTTGCAGGTCATGGAGCTTGCGGATCTCCCGCTTGTGCATCAGCAGCCGCTTGGGCCGATCCGGATCCTTGTTGAAGATGTTGCCCTGCTCATAGGGGGAGATGTGCATACTCAGGGCGAACAGCTCACCGTCCTTGGCCACGCAGTAGGAATCCTTCAGATTCACCCGCCCGCCCCGGATGGACTTGACCTCCGTTCCGGCCAGCTCGATGCCCGCCTCATAGCGCTCCTCCACGAAGTAGTCGTGGTACGCCTTGCGGTTCTGTGCAGCGATCTTAATGCCACGCTTTTCCATGGGAAACGCTCCTTTCCTGAAGTGTGGCATATAGTATACCACGTTCCACCGCTGATTACAAGCCCGAAATATGCGCCACACTGCTGATAGAGAAGCCCTCTTGGCACACAGCCTCTGCCGTGGTATACTGCAGAAAGAACGCAAGGAGGATATCACTATGAACCTGACCGAACAGCTGCTCTCCCGCCGGGAGATCTACCATGGCCGCATCATCGACGTGCAGGTGGATACCGTGTCCCTGCCCAATGGCAATACCTCCACACGGGAGGTGGTACGCCACCCCGGCGGCGTGGGGATCTTGGCGCTGGATGACGAGGACTGCGCCGTTCTGGTGGAGCAGTACCGCTATGTGTTTGGCCGGACGCTGCTGGAGATCCCTGCCGGAAAGCGGGAGCCCGGCGAGGACCCGCTGACTACGGCCCGGCGGGAACTGAGGGAGGAGACCGGCGCCGAGGCCACTCACTGGCAGCCGCTGGGGGCCGTTCTGCCTTCTCCCGGCTGCTACGGCGAGGTGCTGCACCTGTATCTGGCCCGTGACCTGACCTTTGGGGAGACTCACCCCGACGCCGACGAATTTTTGCAGGTGCGGCGCCTCCCCTTCGATACGCTGCTGGCA